CGCGCGTTCGCAAACGACCACGCATATTCGGCGGCGTACAGCATCGCCACAGCGTCAGACAGCATCACGATGGCCCGCTCAGGCGGCGTCGGATCGGTCGGCGTCATCACCATGCACATCGACCAGAGCGCGCGGCTCGACTCGATGGGGATCAAGGTGACATTCATCTATGCCGGGGAGCACAAGAAAGACGGCAACCCATATGAGGCATTGCCTGATTCGGTCAAAGATCGTATTCAGGACAGGATCGACCGTATCTACGGCGAGTTTGTCGGCCTAGTCGCAAACAACCGTGGTATGGAAGAGCAAGCGGTTCGGGATACCGAGGCGCTTACATTCGACGCATCGAACGCGGTTGAGGTTGGCTTCGCTGACAGGATCGGGGACATGCAAAAGGAACTGGCCGCACTTTCACTGGCCGCAACGGAGATGGAGCAAATGAGCACCAAAGCCACGACTACCCCGGCTGCTGGAAATGAAGGCAGCAACATCACTCAGGCCCAACTGGACGACGCGGTAGCAACCGCCCGTGCTGACGGCCACGCTGAAGGTATGAGCGCAGAGCGTACCCGCATCACAGGCATCCTCAACTCCGAGGAAGCCAAGACACGCCCCGCTGCTGCCCGCATGGCAGTCAACGCAGGCATGTCCGTCGAAGCGGCTGCTGAATCTCTGAAGGACATGCCCGAAGAGAAGCCGCAGGCCGCTGCGCCCGCCGAACCTGCCCCCAAAGGCAACGAAGCGACAGCCCCGGCCCCGACCCCGTTCGCGTCCAATATGGATGGCCCGGATGTCGGAGCGCACGTCACTGATCCAGCCGATGACGCGGATGCTTCCGTCGATCTGCTTGGGTCGTATGCTATGATTACGGGTCGTGACCCGCGTCAAAAAGCGAACTAAGCCGGGCCGTCCGGTACAACCCTCAATAGCACAGGAGAAACACAATGGCTGTTGACAATAAAATCCCCTACGGCGAACCCGGCCTTGCTGGCTTCGAGAAAGAATCGTGGGGCAATCGTCAGGCTTGGCTCTTCGGAGACACGCCCGCTCTCACCACCAAGACCGTTTCGTTTGCCGCCTCTGGCGCAGACATCGTGATCCCCTTCCTCGGCGTCATTGCCGCTGACGGTGATCCTGCGGTCTACAACGCGACCCCCAGCGCGGCCACAGCGAACTACGTGGCGGCAACGGCGATCACGATCACCGATGGTGACACGAAGATGGTTCCTGTCTACGTGATGGGTCACTTCGAGCAGGAAGCCCTCACTTGGGACGCTTCCTACGACACCGATGCGAAGAAACAGGCGGCGTTCCAAGGATCGCCAAATCCGACGATCTTCGTGTCCAAAGGCAAATTTGACTCGGACGCGATCTACTAAGCCTTGGGGCGGGTAGAAGCAGAGATCACAGGATAAAGGAACCGACGATATGTCTCTCCAAAATAACATCTACGACACATCCACCCTGCTGGGCACGATGCGTCACATGGAGTCTCCCTCGAACTACTGGCTCGGTATGTTCACTCAGGAGATTCAGTTCACCACCGAAGAGATCGACTTCTCCAAAATTCAGGAGAATCGCAAGATCGCCCCGCTGGTCGTTCCGACCTCGCAGGGTGTGCCGATCTACAGCGCCGCTGAAGAGCGCGCGTCCGTCAAGCCCGCCTACGTGAAGCCGAAGGACACCGTGTCGGCTTCCCGCGTGATCCGTCGCGCAGCAGGCTTTGGCGAACTGAACTCTTCGCAGCCCATGTCGCCCATGCAGCGGTATCAGGCCATCGTGGCCGACATCCTGCGCCAGCATCGCGAAGCTATCGAGCGCCGCTGGGAATGGATGGCGTGTGAGGCCGTGGTGAACGGCTCCATCACTCTGGAAGACGACAACTACCCCCGCAAGGTGGTGGACTTCCAGCGTGACGCAGGCCACACCGTAACGCTGACAGGCGGCAACCAGTGGGGCGATGTCGGGGTATCCATCCTCGGTCTGGTCGAAAGCTGGAAGAAAACCATGCGCCGGGCCAAGCACGGTGGCGTGGCGAACCGCATCACGGTCGGCACGGACGTGTGGGATGTCATGCGCCAAGACTCCGAAATCCGCGATCTGCTGAAGGAAGACTATCGTCCTTCCAACAACGGCTTGCAGATGAACCTCGGCGTTCTGGAAGGTCTGGAAGTCGAGCGTGTCGGCTCCCTGAGCGGCACGATGGAAGTCTACGTCTACAGCGACTACTACGAACTGCCTGACGGCTCGGTCACTGACTTCATGTCCCCGAAGGACATCGTTATGACCGCACCGTCGATGATGGGCGTCCGTTGCTTCGGCGCGATCCAAGACGTGTCTGCCGGGTTTGCCGCACTCTCCATCTTCCCGAAGATGTGGAACGCAGACGATCCGTCCGCAACCTTCGTGATGTCGCAGTCGGCACCGCTGATGGTTCCGGTCAACCCGAACGCGACGTTCAAAGCGACCGTGGTCGCATAACTGGCACGGGGCGGCTTCGGTCGCCCCACCGCCTTTCCTCAAGCCATCTAGGGAGACTATTCAATGGCTAAGAAAACTTACCTCGCCCGTAACACCATCCACATCACCGAAGAACCCGGCAAGGCCGCGACCGCGAAGTCGGCAGCAGTCCCGCCGAAGGTTGCGATCATCCCCGCAAATGGCAAGCTGACCATCGACTCGGACAGCGACACCTGCAAGGAACTGGTCAAGGCTGGTGCAATCGTTCTGGCCCCTGAAGCCAAGGACGGCAAAGTCACCGATGTGTCGGTGAAGAAAGCCCCGGCCAAGAAAGCCCCGGCCAAGAAAGCCCCAGAGCCAGCCGCAGACGAAGCGGGTGACGATGACGGCGAGGAAATGGTGTAACCCATGTCCTTGGCTGATGTAAAAGCCTTGGCGCGGCAGCCCCTTCATGACTTCATGTCGAGGGCTGCCGTCCTACATTCCCCCACCGAGACGGTGGTCGGGAACATCACTGCACGTCTCCACGATATGTCCAAGAAAGTCGGGGACCTCGCAGGCACCAATCTTTCCTACGCTGAGCAGATGGAACGCCCAACCACGTTGGTGCTGTGGCTCGCTCAGATCACCGATCTCGGCTATACGCTGAAGCGGAACTGCTCCGTGGTCTTCGGACCCACCGAGGGCTACCGCATCTCTGTTGTTCACCCCGCAGACAATCAGACCGTCACGGTCGATGTCACGCCCCTGTCCGCGACCGATCTGGCGGGCAAGACGCTCCCAGACGGCACAACCATCCCGGTGTGAGCAATGGCACAAGAGTTCGCAGTATTCGTTGACGGGCTGACGGACCTCGACATCTTCGATGGGCTTGACAAGAAGATCGCACGGGCCGCGTCCAGAGCCATCAACACCACCACCAGAGACAGCCGGGTCGATGCAGCCCGGAAGATACGATCCGAGATCAACTTCCCGGCCCGGTTCGTGTCCCCATCTGGCAAGGGCCTGTACGTCTCCCAGAAGGCGTCTCCCACCAATCTGGAAGGCAGGATCACGGCCAGAGGCCGACCGACCAGCCTGTCGCGGTTCCTGACCAGCAGCCCCCGCATTGGCCGGGCTGGGGTCACGGTCGAAGTTGCGCCCGGCAAGGCCCGCTTCCTGAAGCGCGTCTTCGCTCTGAAGCTGCCTCAAGGATCGGCCTCGGTCGAGAACAAGTTCAACCTAGGTCTGGCGATCCGCCTGCGGCCCGGAGAGCGCATCTCGAACAAGACCAGTGCCCGGCGCGTGTCGAAGGGTCTCTACCTGCTGTACGGGCCTTCAGTCGATCAGGTCTTCCGGGCCAATGACGGAGACGGCGTTGCCAAAGATATGGTTCCTGCGGTAGAACGAAACCTAGAGCGCGAGTTCCTGCGCCTGTTGGAGTTGTAGATGCCCACGTTGCTGAACCCCCTACGGCTTGAGATTCAGAAGCGTCTCTGTGACATGCTTCGTGAGATCACGCCCGCCAATGGCTACGTCTCGGATTTTTCCGGGGCTGAAGGAACGGATGACAACAAGGTCTTTCGTGGCCGGGCGATCTTTGGCGAAGGCGATCCGGTCCCCATGCTATCGGTTCTGGAAAGCCCGATCCCCCTAGATCA